GTATCTCCCCTCCTGTTTATCCATCAAAAATAATCAAAAAAATGGGGTTCAGGTGTGGTTCAACTTGTGGTTCAACCACCGTGACCATATCGCAAAAAGGTGAACCACAAGGGTTCAACCACCGTGATCCACCGCCGCCATGCCTACGCTGCTCATTCTCTCCACTTTTTTCTATCTATTTAGTTCAAAGATGTTCTATAGAGGATCAGATTATGAGAATCTCCCCCGTGATTTACAGCTGCTCCACCCTGTAGATTTATTAGCTTTGAATGATGATAATTATATCATAGAAGCTAACTCAATAGTATTAACAAAATCTTGCCCAGAAGCAGTCTTTATATGTCCTATATGCATCAAAAATCAAAGGCATGTCATTCACAAAGTCAGAATGGCAAATTATCTAATACCATACGTGAAAATTCATGGGAAGAATATAGAGTGTGAAGTAGATGAAATGATCTATGTAATGATACCACCTGAAACTAAAGTGATTCATCAATCTTCTCCACCAAAATGAAAGAAGTATGTCTTGGTATCGTAAAGAAATACCTGACGTTACGATTTATGTAAATGATTCAAATTCAATTTCGGTCTGTAGTAATGCAAGCATTGGATATAACTTAACTTCATCCAATGCAAGTTTTTGTAATGTTTTTTCTGAGCATTGGATCAATCTACCTAATGCCACACTAACCACTTCAGGTATATCACAATTGGATAGCAACGTGACCAGTGCAAGTATCATAAAGTCTTCAACCCCCTTCGCTGTAAATCGTGTGTGGAACAAAGCGATAGACACGTCCAATCAAACCTATTTAAATTTGGGTGGATTGTTCGCCAGTAATAGCGTTATATGGTGTTCAAATGCGTATATTGGATATTCAAATTTATTCAGTCCTATCGTAATACTCGGATCAAATAGTATATCAAGCTTATCAAATAGTCTCGATTGGGTCAAACAGCTCGGAATATATGGATCGAACACCGTTATTGCCGTCAGTAATTTGATCCCTTCTGTGCCTGTATCAAGTATCAACTTTTCAAGCAATTTGAGTGTTTGGGGATCAAACACCCTCATCTCAGTTAGTAATCTGATCCCTTCTGTGCCTGTATCAAGTATAAACTTTTCAAGCAATTTGAGTGTTTGGGGATCAAACACCCTCATCTCAGTTAGTAATCTGATCCCTTCTGTGCCTGTATCAAGTATAAATTTTTCAAGCAATTTGAGTGTTTGGGGATCAAACACCCTCATCTCAGTTAGTAATCTGATCCCTTCTGTGCCTGTATCAAGTATAAATTTTTCAAGCAATTTGAGTGTTTGGGGATCAAACACCCTCATCTCAGTTAGTAATCTGATCCCTTCTGTGCCTGTATCAAGTATCAATTTTTCAAGCAATTTGAGTGTTTGGGGATCAAATACATCAGTTGCATCAAGCAACAAAGCTTTTTCTGATAGTAATGCTGTTTTTCCTCAAGCTATTTTTGGATCTAATACTGCAGTCTGGGGATCAAATTTATCCGTCTGGGGATCGAATAACGCAGGCTCTGGAGCTGCTGCAAATTTCGGATCAAATACAGCAGTCTGGGGATCAAATTCTATTATTGCATCAAGCAACAAATTTTTTTCAGATAGTAATGTAATTTTCCCTATAGTAATTTGGACATCAAACAATATTGGGTCATCTACTGCTGCTATTTTTTCATCAAATAGTGTGGTGAGTCTTAGCAATTATAGTTACAATTTGCCTTTAAATCCTGATGCAATATTTGGATCAAATCTTGCAGTCACAGCCTCCAACAAAGTATTCAATGATAGCAACTCTGTTTTTTCCCAGGCAATTTTTGGATCGAACACATCGATCTATGGGTCAAATCTAAGTTTTTTTTTATCAAACAATCCCATTTTTCGATACAATAATTCCAATGTTTTCACCCTCAGTAATCTTATTATTGGTGGATCAAATATAAATTCTGGTGATGCATTGACCGTCTCTGGAACATTATCCGTCTCCAGTAATATCAATTACAATGTCGGGTTTTCCAAGAGCAATAACGCCATGACTTTTTTAGGACTCGACCCCTCTGGAAATTTATGTGTTTCAAGCAAGGATCAGACTAATTTATTTGCGAGTTCTGGGGCGTCCAATGCAGGTATGGCCTTTATCAAAATTCAACCGAATAGCCCTACCGCATTTACTATGAATTTTGCAAAATGGTATCAAGACTTGAACTACAGCGGTATGTGCTACAAAGCTGACACAAATGGGCTGAATGATCTATACCTCGTCTCATTCTCGAATGAATGCATTTACATGCGACGCAGATTCACCAATGGAACTATTATGAATTTTCAAAATGAATTGCTGAATTCTCCTGGCTCTTTTGCAGTGCAGGATTATGGAATGTCATGGATAGGAAAGAGTAATTTGATCCTTGCATCACCGAGCAATTCCATAACTGGTGATGCATTTTTCTCAAACAATGTTACTATCACTGGAAATGTGACGGCTACAAATCTTACATCATGGAGTAATTCGATAAGCGCTCAAGCTTTGTATGGATCAAATTCCGCAGTCTGGGGATCGAATGCCGTTGTCTGGGGATCGAATGCCGTTGTCTCTGCCAGCAATAGCATCACCACGGTAACAGCTCAAGCATTATATGGATCGAATGCTGTTGTCTCTGCCAGCAATAGCATCACCACGGTGACAGCCCAAGCATTATATGGATCGAATGCTGCTGTCTGGGGATCAAATGCTGTTGTCTCTGCCAGCAATAGCATCACCACGGTGACAGCCCAAGCATTATATGGATCGAATGCTGCTGTCTGGGGATCGAATGCTGCTGTCTGGGGATCAAATGCCGCAGTCTGGGGATCAAATGCTGTTGTCTCTGCCAGCAATAGCATCACCACGGTGACAGCCCAAGCATTATATGGATCGAATGCTGCTGTCTGGGGATCGAATGCTGCTGTCTGGGGATCGAATGCTGCTGTCTGGGGATCAAATGCTGTTGTCTCTGCAAATAATAGCATTATCACGGTGACAGCTCAAGCATTATATGGATCGAATGCTGCTGTCTGGGGATCGAATGCTGCTGTCTGGGGATCGAATGCTGCTGTCTGGGGATCAAATGCTGTTGTCTCTGCAAATAATAGCATTACCACGGTAACAGCCCAAGCATCCTATGGATCAAATGCCGCAGTCTGGGGATCGAATGCGGTTGTCTCTGCAAATAATAGCATTACCACGGTAACAGCCCAAGCATCCTATGGATCAAATGCCGCAGTCTGGGGATCGAATGCATCAGTCTGGGGATCGAATGCATCAGTCTGGGGATCGAATGCATCAGTCTGGGGATCAAATACAGTTGTATCAGCTAATAATAATATTACCACGGTGACATCCCAAGCATTATATGGATCAAACACCTCCGTGGCCGCCAGCAACAAAGCAAATTCAACAAGTAATAGTTTCTATGCTTTCAGTAATACGGTAGCGGCTGGCATAGCATACGGTGTAGCTCCATCTATGGTCATAGGATATTCCTCAGCTTTTGCAACTTATGTCGCCCCCACCTATACAGGCAGCAATATGTCGGGAAGTGCTGGAGGAGCTTGGTCAAGTACAGGATATACCTATGTGGCAAATACATGGTATGACTTCGGGTCTCCCATCAATGTCAATTATGCTGGTACTTATCAACTGACTAATACTGGTCATAGTGGAACTTTCTATGTATATTATCACGGGGCTTCTTCTGGTACAACTTCCGCTGAACCTTCTTGGCAGATGAGAGCAAGATGTGGAGGAACTTACACAGGTACTTTATTCACAAGAAGTCTGTTCCGTGTTTGGGATACAGCATCTCAGACAAACGATGTTAGAACTATCGACGTGCCTCTGAATGGTCAAATTCAGCTTCAATATAACCTTGGGTGGGACCCTGCGGGTCCTCCTGATGCTGATTCGACACATAGCTCGGATTGGACAAATAAAAGTACTATACCATGGAATGTATCGGCGACGGCGGCTGTGACAAGAACTGTGCTTTTCTGAGAAATATGACAGTTGAAAGAAAGAAGTATGTCAAACGTTGCATTTCAGATAGCCCAAGGGACTGGGCATTTTTTTACTTATTCTAAGTTTGGTGATGTCCTGTTATACACTCAAAATTCAAATCAGACTATCCGTATGGGGACAACTTCTAACTCTATGCTGGAAGTTGGCAGTAACACAGTGACTATCAATGGTCATCTGCAATCCTCTGAAATTGATGCAATTAATGCAACTGCTATCAGTGCGATTAATGCTACAGCCTTCGGATCAAATACATCGGTTGCGGCGTGCAATGCTGCAATATTTGGATCTAATGTTGCCAATTTTGCCAGCAATTTATCAGATGAAGCAATATTTGGATCAAATACATCAGTCACAGCGTTCAATGCTGCAATATTCGGGTCCAATACCGCCGTTTGGGGGTCAAATTTGGGACCAATGGTTATATGGGGATCGAATACAGCGACCTGGGGGTCCAATAACGCTGGGGCTGGTGCTGCTGCAATATTCGGATCAAATGCATCAGTTTGGGGATCGAATACCTCCGTTGCAGCAAGCAACAAATCGGTCTTTGGATCAAATGCTGCTAATTGGGGATCAAATGCTGCTAATTGGGGATCAAATGCTGCTAATTGGGGATCAAATGCTGCTAATTGGGGATCGAACACCGCCGTAGCTGGTTGCAATGCTGCTATAATAGCTTCTAATTTGATACCAAAAGTTACGTTTAATTCCAATACCTGTATGTGGAGTTCGAACACGTCTTACTGGGGATCGAATGCCTGTATTGTTGCTTCTAATGCTGCTTTTTATGGATCAAATGCATCAACATACGGATCGAACACCTCTGTTTTCTCATGTAATAATTATATTTTTGCATTAGGAACATCGGCGTATGCTTGCAATGTTTGCTTATATAGTTCCAATGTAGGAGGATATGGATCGAATGCTGGAGTCTATGGCAGCAATGTATCATTCGCGTCAAGCAATGCGGCTTTTTCTGCTCTCAGTATGGGAATATATGCGAGTAATAACGCAGATCCGACTAACGCAAATGCAGTAGCTGGGTACGCATCCAACACATCATTTGCAGCTTGTAATTTTTCGATTTATGCATCAAATGCATCATTTGCAGCTTCTAATATGTCAGTCTATTCATCGAATTGTGGACAAGCGGCTTTGTGGGCATCCAATGCAGCCGACCCCGTGGCTGTAGCTGGAACGTATGGATCAAATTTATCAACGACGATGAGTAACAAAATGTATCCTGAATCAGACATGAACTCGTATTATTTTTTGATGCAAAATTTATTGACTCAAAGATATTATAATCCATTGATTTCATTGAATTCTTTCACGTGTTATCCAAATACTATAATCGATAAATTTAGTAGTTTGACAAGTAACTTTGTATCTTCTAATTTTGTCCCAAGCACGTCAATGTTTGTGGATAGTAATAGTTTACGAAAATTCATAGGTGTTCAATCGAATAATACTTCTGGAACAGCAAGTAATTTTACTTATTCAAATTACACGACTCTCGATAGTGGATTCGGTGTCAGTTTCACTAATTTTTGGATAGATCGATTATCTTTCGTTACGGGACCATGTACAATAACACAAGCTACTTTCAAAACTGTATCAATTGGTTCAGGTGGTATATTCTGCGGAATCGTCCGACAAAATAACAGCAGTTCAAACAGTTTCACATGTATGGCGACCACTGCATGTAATACTGTAGGGATTTTCAGTAATATAAATTATGTCGTTCCAAATGATGGCCTGAAATATTGGGTTGGTGCTTCGACTATGGTTGGTTCTGGAAATGCAACTTTCAACGGTGCTTCTCGAGCTGGTTGTATACGTATTGAAGCAAATCCAGGGGTTGACACAATAGCCATCTATCAAACAAGCAATTATACAGGCGCTCAAATCACATTTAATAACGTAGGTCCCAACACTGTTCTTTATTATAATACAACTTCAACCCTTGCATCAAATGATTATACCAACGTGACTATGTTGAGTAATTTTTATACCCCATGTAATATTTCGCGAGTATACTTGTCGGGTATCGCATATTCCCCCTGTAATCTTTACGAGAATAGCAATAACATCAATGCTCTCGTCACTGTAAATGGTGGCACAAATTGGACTAATATCCCTTTGCAACATGCGGGGGTGATAGATGTTCAGAGCAATGTCTTCGTGTATGGAAACGCTATGTTCTCGAATAACAGCAGTAATCTCAATACAAAAATAAAGCTTCTCGAAAGCAATTCGACGTTATCTGCGATGGGTCTAACTTGGGAATAATCTGATTTTATAATAAATGGAAAATTATACAAAAGCAGTGGAAAAATTCTATATAAATGATTGGCGTCCTACAGATAATACAAGTAATTCCGCTTATTGGGAGAATAGAAATTCTATTAAAAAAGATATTTCAATACCAATACTAAAGGATGCCTCCGAAAACACTCGTTGTAAAGAAATCAGCTCCTGTCAAGAAGCCTGATCCCAAGAAACAAGTTAAGAAAAAGAAAAACGAAAAGGTCAAGGTGACTTCCAAAGGAAAGAATTTGATTAATCAACGTGCTAAGACAGCTAACCAAGCAGTCATCATCGATCTGTCAAAAAAAGGCACTCGGAAAAAAACGGCCAGCAGAGGCCCAGCATTACGAGGTCCCGCAGCACCTACGTCGATAGTTATTAGTACTCCCCCCGCTCCATTCCCTTCCTTGATGATGCCTGGATTAAGCGCCGATGTTGTAGACGCACAAATGCGTAGCGGACTACACCAGGATATTTTAAGCACACATGCGAGAAGAGCGGTGAATCGCGAAGCTTCGGCTTATGCTGCAGAACAAAGGCAGAAGGCTGCTGATTTTGCGGCTGCTTCTTCTCCTGCTCAAGCTCCGATACGGGCAGTTCGATCGACTCCTTCTGAACAACCTGCAGCACCACAACAGGCAGCATCACAACAGGCAGCACCACAACTTGGACCCGTAGGGAGAATTATGAAAACTATTCGTAGACCTTTTAGGGCTTATGGAAGTCCTCGGCCTGCTGCGGGAAGTGGTTCGGGAAGTAGTCCCCCAGCTGCTTCGGGAAGTCCTGCGCCTCCTCTACAACTTACCGATGTGGATGCCGAAGCGGCTCGGGCTGCAGAAGCCCAACGAGCTGCAGCATCGGCAGCAGCAGCATCAGCCCCTACAGTTACAGCGACTCCCATACCGTCATCTTCTCAAAGACCGCCAAGACCGCCAGCACCTCCAAGATCCTCACCTTCAAGACGATCCCCTGCGGCTGGCCCATCTGCTCCTCTTCAACGACGATCCGCTCCTATGCCTCAACAATTAACAGAAGACGGTATGAGAAGACAAGAAAATTTTAGAAGATTTGTGGGAGATTTTCCACCACGTCTTAGTGGAATAGATGAAGGCTCTGCGGAATATAACAGTATATTAAATGGTTTGCGTCAACAGGCTCGAGAGTACGGGGTTCAAGATAGTGCATTAAATACTGATTACCGAAGTCTTCACGGTATTGTCCGAAACCAAATAATGGAATTATAAAAGTAGTGTCCGTAAATTTATTCTGGTAATCAAGTATAAACCCTATCGAGCATATGAGTTCGTTCGTACACCCAAGTCTCCCGAGTAATTTGATCAGTTTTTACCACCAGTTAAGTGTTTCGGTCCAGACGTATCGCCTGCGCCTGGAATCGAGCGATTCGGCTCACCCGAACGACATCGTGAGTTTTTTGCTTCCGTCGGCACTCGTAAATTTGGACAGCCTTTCACTTCGTTACAAGGTGACTACTAAGCAATTGACAGCAAATCAAGGAACAATGTGCATTCTTAACAAGGGGAGCTACAGCCCGTTCACAGCAATAACATGTGAAAGCTCTTCAACTGTCCTTGATTCTCTTCAATCAGGATGGAATAGGTGGGTCGATATTATGGAGGCCAATACCAAAAAAGAAGAGCCTTATAAAAAGATCACCGAAAATCAATATAGCTGGGAGGATTACAAGAAGAATGTTCATGGTGTATCCCAAACTTTTGCAGCTCCCGTAGCTGGAGTTGCTGCGGCTATTACTGCTACTAACGTCCCTGCAGCCCCTACATCAGCTGCCCCGTGGCTTAACAATGGCGACGAATTCATCCTAAATAATTTCAATGGGACCTTTATAGGCACGGTGGCGCAACGATTATTCGATTGCACCGTTTGCCCGATACGCGTCTTCTTGCGCTTCGATGATATGTCTCGTTCGTTCATCAGCGATGACATCACTAAGTTCTCTGCCGAATACACTGGGCTGTACTGTATTATTCAAAGCCTTGCACTGAATGATGGAGGCGTATATCAACAAAAAGTACGAACTCAGTTGGAGTCGGGAGGGACCATCGATTTTCTGTATAAACGGGTTCGTAGTTTCTCAAGTGGTAAGGGTGACATCACCAATACTCTAACGGCGGGGATCGCGACGAGTTCACTCGATGCTCTCACGACTGTTTTCTACGGGCCTGAATCTATCGATTCTACTAAATCCTTCAAGTGTTCATCTTCCGATAACATGCAACTTGCAAAAAATAATTATTTTAGGCCCACAATTGGTATTTACAAAGAAGGTGTAACGGGTGAAGATGGTGAAGTTAAAAATACTCTCATTTCGTCACAGTATGGAATACAAAATATTTTGTATCCTGTGTGGCCTGCCAGTCCTGTTGATCAGTGGGAAATTACAAATAATAGTCTAAAAGATATTGATGGTCGTAATGGTTGCGCGCCATGGATTAATTCGATGGATCAACATCTTTACGCAAATGGGGCCTTCTGGAGAATGTCGTTCAATTTCCCTGGAGCGGAGAAGGTCATAAGGCTTAGGTCCGGACTCAACCTTTTGGGGACCACAGCCATTTTCTACCATTCCAGTACTGGTATCAATAAACCCGATTCGCAGCCCGTGCGTGTTATTTATGCCGAAATGTCCCCAGTGCTAAAGGTCATGGTGGGACGCCAGGTCGAGGTCATAGTTTGAAAAAACCAAGACTGAAACAGGACAGGCTATTTATATACGGAAACCGTAAAGTAGAAATTAAACTTATTGATATCCATGCCTGAGCAGTCATTAAATGAAAAGGATGGGTATGTGAAAATACTCAATTATAATCATTTCTGCGCAACATGTAAAACGATGGACGGCTTTAATCAAACTCGTCTAACAAACGTTTTCTATCCAGGTGTTGACGCTCAGAACTTACCAAACGACGTATATTCCAAGGATGGATTTGTGAATAAAAATACAGTCAATGAAATCATGCTTTCCCCCATGTATAATGAAATAAACGTAGTCCCAGGCATGCAGTATGTTGGACTTACCAAAGGACTCCCAGAATATAAAGGCGGGATGGAGTGCAATCCTGTGAGTTTTACGGGACTGAATACGGCACTTCCTAAGGTAAGCGACAACTTAATATTACATACTCCACCAATTCCCTATAGCGTGTTCCCGTGCTGATTATAGTGTAACATTAAATTAAAATGAACGACTCGGAAGCTCTTGAACAAGCTAAGCAAGCGGCCCGTGTTGCTATTGCTTCGAAGCGAGCTAAAGCGCTAAAAGATGCAGGGATGCCAGAAAAAAAGCTAAGTACCGAAGTGCTACAGGCATTACAAACCGCTGATTCAGATTTTGAATCTGAAGAAGAAGAAGAAGTACCACCACCCAAGCCAGCGCCAAAGACCAGAAAGTCGAGAGCAAAAGCACCAGTAGCAGCACCTATCAATCTTAACGAACCCGTCCCGATTCAGGTCCCAATTCAGGCCCCAATTCAGGTCCCAACTCCGCCCCCTGTAGTAGCTCCTTCAATAAAAGAGAAATTTGTTCTCGATCCAGAGCTAAAACAATACGTCCGAGATAAGGTGAAGAAGCACGTAGCGAGGGAAGTTCTTCTTTTTTCAGCACAGCAAAATATGTCATCAAAACCTGTAAATTCTCAAAAATCTGACGCTTTACTTCTCGCAAGGCTACGATTAAACCAAGTTAGAGATGATACAATATACGGCGACTTGTTCCCGAATACAAGGAGAGAATAAATGACCATATAAAGAGTATATTGTTATAATGCACATCGAGAAATTGCCGTTATACCAAACGAGACTTGATGAAATTCCAAAAGATCAATTCAAAACTCCAGAGACTGAAATAGGACTACATTGTGTATGCATCGCTATAGGAGTGATGAAGTCAGGCAAAACGATGGCCATACGTAGTAAGCTGCTCGACCTAAAAAAAGCAGTCGACGGTCAGTGTTATAATGATCGTACTTTTGTCATTTCTCCAACGGCTGGGTCTCATATCAACAAAAAGCTATTTGAAAAAGTTGCAGCTCCAGAAGATATTTATGAAGAACCAACATACGAAAGCTATTCGTTAATTCTCGATAAAATACGTGAAGAAGGAGAGAAATGGGACGAGTATAAGGAAAAACTCCGTATTTATGAATTAATTCAACGCTATATAAGGACTGGGGTCCCTATAGAAAAATGGGATGAACAAATTTTAATGGCAGCGCATACATATTCTGTTATCGATGAAAAACCGACTCATCCTTACGGACACGCCCCGAGACTACATGTGTGGTTGGACGACGTCCAATCAAGCCAATTATTTACACCCAGTTGTCGTAACGTTTTTTTACAAAATGTGACGAAACATAGGCATATTTCATATGGTTACTCTATTTTTTTATCGGTTCAAAACTATAGTGGTCACGGCTGCCTGCCGAAGACTCTGAGACAGATGCTTAGCTTAGCAATGATCTACAAGCCTGCAGATCAAGGGAAGAAACTTCAAATCAGTCAGGAGCTGGCGACGGAAGTTGATAAAAATACTTTCCTTGAAGCTCTCGATTTAGCCTGTAAAACTCGTCACGATTTCTTGCTTGTAGACCTCCAGCCCAAGCAAGAAAAGTATCGATTCCGAAAGAATTGGAATGAGTTGATCGTCGTTGATTCTGTGACTAAAAACAGTGAAGAAAAATCTAAGCCTAAAGAAAAGACGCATGAGTCAAAATCTGACTTCGTCCCCGATAACTAAAGAAGAAATTACCGATGAGGTCATAGAATTTTGGAAATCAGAAATAAAGAAAATCAATCCATTAGCACCAGATCTAAGTATAGATAATCTACTCGAGGAATATCGTAAAAATCCCGCTGAGGTTGATGAAATCCTCATAAAAGCTATAGAAACGATGAAGACTACTACCTACGAAGGAGATTCGGTAATCGATGGTAAAATTGATATTGTTCGTCCTGGTACAAAATTGTACGATGAATATATATCATTGAAACAAAAGGAAGATGATGAACTCAGAGCAAATGAATCAGTCATTTCCCACACCCCAGACGACGAAGCCGTTGTATGCAGAGAAGTCGTCACCCCCTCTTCTGTATAAGCTGGTGTTACATTCGACAGATAGGGCTTACGGGACACCGAGCCAAGCCACATTTAATGTCAATTTTCGCATGCCAACACCATCAACTGGTGATAGTAAGTGGTTTATAAATTTGGAAGCCTACCATCTATTGGAGGTTGATAGTGTTGTCAAAGATATGATCTACACCATGGACATCGATCGTATATCGAAGAACATTTTTTCTTCGAAAACTGGAGGTACATCGACAACGCTTGGCGTTATTCATGGTACGGATTTCAACGCTTTTTCAAGCAGGTTCGGGGCAGAAATAGCCGACGTTTCAAGCTTGATGCTTAGTCAATTAACCATAACATTCCGAGATACAATCACAGGTGACATCATGGAAAATATGAACAACCCTCCTTATGGATTGAACTGGTCGTGTGTGTTGTGTATTTATGAGTACAATAGTTAAAGATGTCAGACTCTCAGACCATTTTTATTGATAGCTCGCGATGTCCTCAGAATAATGGGAATGGCGACGTATTAGTGGTGTTACCTACAAATTCGGTCACATGTGATAAAGACCAATCGTTGAAGATGTCTTTGAAATCAATGCATTTCTATTATAGCTGGAATTGCGTTAATGATCAGAATAATAAGATACGTTTCACAAACGAATATACTGAATTGAATGAAGACATCACCATTCCAATAGGAAACAGACAACTATCATGGATAGCTCAATATATCAACGACACAACAAGTCCATCTATCTCATGTGTTTTCGTTGAGGATTTGAATAAATTTAAAATCGAATTTAGTGGTGATTATAAATATTCCGTCAGTTTCATTAATAAATCCTGGCAAATACTCGGATTTCTCGAGACGGATTATATACAATATACCAACTCAGTCACATCGACGGTCCCTATCGAAATCAGTCCTCAGAAATTGCTTTATATAAGCATCATGGATGTAGACACTCATGGCTCATCGTCTATTGACAATACGAGCGGATATTTCCGCTCTTCGAAGATTCTTGTATCAATTCCCCTTCAAATATTACCGTTTGATTACAATTATTTCACTCCTCAGGACACAGCTGTTTCGATAACATTATCAGAAAAATATTTACAGAATTTTCGCATCACTGTGACCGATGATCAGAATCGTGAGATTCTTGATATGCCGAGATACTTGATGTCTCTTCAGATAGAGAAAGTATCAAATTCCAGCTACATAGATCGTTTTGAAAAAAAAATCGAAACCATAATCGATTTTCTCCGTTATTCGTATATCCACGCTACTATTAATGACGAACTCCTACCAGATCAACCAGAATATTCTCAGCATCTGCAAGAGCCTCGGAGTGACGTGTAAACCCAGCGTCCATAAAGGCAAAAAGCTCGACATCATGGGACTCGATAACACTTTTATACGTGCCATTGGATCTATTAGTCACGGTGACTTCCATATTTTCCTTCGGGAACGTGGACGAGACTATGCTATACATAAACGGTCTTTGTACTGGAGTCGACACGCTAAGGATGCGCACGTTAAGTTTTCCCCTAAGGATGGAAGGCTTACGGCTGGTTACTTGGCTGCTCGCATTCTCTGGCCGAAGTGAAGATTTCATGTTTTAATTAGATTTAGATTCTTTATAGAGTTCAGATAAAGCTTTCGATTGTTCTTTGAAACTAAATCCTTTAAATTGATGCCGATGCTCGTTACAAAAAGTGATGTACGAATTGACCGGTCGTGGTGCTGATGCACTTGTCGCCAATTTTTTTTTCATCGTCTTCTCGACCTGTTTAAGATAGAAATAATAACGCGGTGATTCCTGGAGGTGTGCCTTAGCTATTTTGGCTGTCATGGTAGGATCGCCATGAGTAACATCCTTATGTTCTGCTTCGACTTGCATCCCGTGTAGCAAGTCCTTCGCTGTATATTTCGACCAATCAGCTCCTATCTGGTCCCCAACTTCCTGCGCTTTTTTCACTGTATATTTCGGCATTTAATTATTATTATTTATTTTTTCACTGAATCTGGACATGAGTTCTTCATTCATCATCATCATGTATTCCTTACATTCTTTGATAACAAGATCTCGATATTCTTCAGTTCCATTCACCGTGTAATTTAATTTTACATTATTCATATTAGTTCCAGACCATCCATGAAGTATAAACCCACATGGGAGTAAATGGGGGAAGAATTTATCAATTTCCTCAGAAATTCTTTTAAAATCAACATCGTATTCTTTTTTTACTTGATAATCAATATCCTTGCGTAATTTACCCCAATTACCGTCTACATTACTACACCCTGAAATTATTTCACTCGATGTCTTATTCCATTCTTTCCAATAATTATTATCATTCCATGGAGGTGGCATCTCATCAACTTTATAAATACTACTATATACCGCAGTCCTTGTGTTTGATATTTCATATACTACATTGGGGGGTCTTGGAATATCGATCAAGAGTTTGATAGCTACGAGATAATGATCGAATGATTTATAATCACTAAAATAGAGATAATATGTAGCAAGATCAATTTTCTTTTTTATTCCATTCACTTTAATAGGTTCATAAAACCATAAGCTCGTTTTCCACATCTTTAATTTAGATCATATTTTTTTCACACTGTTTCGAGCGCAAAAACTCATCACCTATTCTTTTTCTTTTTCTCATTTGCAATAATTACAGCCATCATCTGGGATCTTGCTCGACTCTTAGCTGTCGAACCATAATATTTTTTTCCTCTCGTTCCCCATACCCAATATCGTCCCTTAGCATCAACTCCTGTGCGTAATGGCATTTATTTTATAGATTATTTTCATTATCTTTCTCATTCATAGCCTGTCTATCAATATCTGAAGGTATAATAATCCCCCTGTAACCTCTATGTGTCTTAATGTCTTTCGTACCCTTCACCCTAAATTTATGCTGTTTATTTTTGAAACTGTTTGAATTCATACATTTATCGAATGCTTTTTCATCAATCATCATTTTTCCACTATCATTTTGATTATCATACCACAAATTAAAGTCATCAAATGCGATGCTCTTGCTTACGACAGAATCCTTCTCAATTTTTAAAGTACTCAACCAAGAAGCAACAGGGTCCATCTGTTGGAATATTTCATCGCTGTCAGCTTTGACACAATCTGGAGCATGTAATGTGAAATTTTCATGTGCCATATCATTCTTAAAAAACGTCTCCATAAGCATGATCATGTATTGTTGAGAGTATCTTATGTCTTTATCAAATCGATTTTTTAGCCCGACATCGATCAATTTTTCGTTGATATATTTTGGATCACGTGTGAAGGTACTATCAAATGATACGAAATTAAATCGTTCCTTAACAGATTTTCCGATGGAGTCCATAGGAGGCAATGCATTCAATTGTATAAAAGTACCGAAATTAGCTGTAAATTCTATAGGATTTTCATTGAGAAATCGCCCTTGTAGTTCATCATTTCCTGAAATTGTTTTTATTTTCGAAATATCAATACCAATATCTTCCCTCGGTTCTGATACAATCATACCACGTATTCCTTTTAGCTTTCGAACCTCAGGATTAGGTGCAGAAGGATTGTTTAAAGATTTTTGAATAATACCAGAAGAAGGACAATAAGAATAATCACCGAAAGCGCCTGTGAATAAAACAATCAAAACACATTTACCATTACGACCACTACCTATCATAAGAATTACTTGCTCTTGTTTGTTGCATCCATATAGATGACTTGCTATCGAATTTCTCATAAACATTTTTTTGGACTCATCTACTTCCAAATTACCGTCATCATCCTCGGTGAAAATATCCAATATTTCACTTTCAAACTTTTCTAATTCTGCTCGAATTTGTGGGTCAACTATAGATACATAATCGTATCCTGCGCTTTTACTTATAAAATCTTCAGGTTTAATATCCCTAAAAATTTTTTTCTCAAGATCCATGACTCCATTGTTGAAGGCAAATAGTTCAGGTTTTTCGTCAAGTTTTAATCTGAATTTTTCATCGAGTGTCATAGTCCTGAATGATTTCATAAATTGATCTTTCGCTTTCTCAGAATGAAGTTTACCAGCAACTACAGCCGCCTTTTTTGATAATTCTCTCAATCTTTTTTCATCCTCCTCTGTTGCATCTTTGGCCAACTGCAAATAATCGATTGATTTTTGTATAAAAATACGATGAATATTCTCCGAGAATGCCTTTCTAAGAATAGATGCGCCATTCTCGACCCAACTTCCGTTAGTCTCCCAACATGTGAAAAATTTATTATGATCTTCGCTCACACATACAAATTTACCTTTTAGAATCTCCAACGCTGCCTTAGCAATATCCCAATCAGATGCAGATTTCACAGCGTTTTCAACCAATTCATCGATCTTCTTCTGTCGCTTTTCTGATACAAGCTTCTCTTCTTCTGAGTCATCTTCGATTTTGTACTCGTTCCATGGAGACAGACTTTTACGAAATTCTGCATACATTTCAGGATTATCCTCCTTAGCCCAATACATTAATGTGCCAATCGTTAGATCTTTGTTTCCCCCCATTTGATAATAATATTTTCGATACGTATAACTCTCGCTATACTTTTTTGATTTTTTAGACCAAGTATCGTAGGATTTATAGCCTGATAAAACGTATTCATTCCAAATAATTTGACCAACCTTGTACCATTCATTATAATCGTCACATCTTTCTGATTTGAGACAGTTCAGGATCTTATCGAGATCAGTCAAAATCACAGCGCATTTCTCGAATTCGACAACTTCTATTTTAGGAGTATCGACAGGATTTTTGATTATAAGAAGTTCTTCGCCTTGGAGATATTGAATAAAAAACTCTTGGAGTGGTTGACAAGTCAGGGGCATCAATCTCTCATCTTTATTTTCGACGTCGAATTTGTAACATTTGGGAGCATTGATAAGCTGTTGAGATTTGTTATAAGGTTTTAGGTCCCAATCAACTTTTAGATCTTTATGAGATAAAATGAATTCCTTGATGTCACCTTGATAAATTCCTATGCGTGTAGTTACACGGAATGATACTTTATAATAGTCATCAATTTGTCGATGACGTGTCGATATACAGTAGGGGCATTCTCTATTATAAATACTCTCAAGATCAAACTTTTCATCTAATTCGAAAAAGTCACCGAACATCACATGTAGATCATCAAGAATGTCTTTGAGTTTATCGTCGATAACATCCTGAGAAGGCTTCGTAGGATACTTGAGATCTACGTCACCATACCAAGCAACTAATTTTGTTTCATCAATAACTTCAGAAATTGTAACACTATCCCTCTCGATTTTTTTGATCAAGTTATTGACATTGTCGGAACTTAGGGTATGTTTATTTTTTATTACCGGGCAGTTAATAATCGTGTTATTCTTCTTAATCAGTCCTTTAACAGCCTTGTATTTTAATGTAATTCCAGACCCCACATCCACGGTTTTTGTAATTGTTGTCACTGGCGATTCAGAATCCGAACCCGAACCAACGAAATCGTATTTAAGGATCATTTCCAAGTCTGTATTTTCAGATGTCATGTTTTTCTGTTTTATAATAGCATAGCGTGTTTTCTGTGTTGAGATTTGAACGCGCCAGTTTTTTCGATTGGTAGCGCTGACGTGTGCGTTCATTGTATGCCTCACGGTGACGCTCTCGGTATTTCCTCACTACTTCTCTCATATACTCTTGATAAACGGGGTCCTTACACCTTTTATCGTTGTATTTTTTAAACGACTGTAGCTGTGCAGGTGTGCATTTGTGCTTTGGTTCTGTTACTTCGGTAGTATCCATTTTTCTAATTAAACTATATGTTTTTGTTAAGATTCACAAACGCAGATATTTACAAAGTTAGAGTATAAAGGACATGGTAGCAGGTGGTAAATACACGGAATATGAGCAGTCGCTCATCGATATTATCAAAGACAATGCTCCGAAATCTCCAAAAGTCTCCGAAAACACTCTAAGAAAACGCTATACAGACGTGATCGGTTTTTTTCGTAGATTTAATATACCAAAGTCGACGACTCCTACTCTCAAGTGGCTACAGAGTCAACGAGATCTTCTTTTCAAAAAGCTGAAAGAAACTGAGTTGAAACCCACATCAAAAGCAAATTTATTCACGAGCGCTGCTGTCGTCTCCAGGTGGATGGGCTATACTCAGGCCTTCGAACTGTTTTCCCGAGAGTCAACAGAACGAACAAAGGTTAATCAGAAAGATGCTCTTACGCAAAAAATGACCCCTAAACAGGCCGATAATTGGTTGGATCTTCCAATCGTTCAAGCCCATGTTCGGAAAGACCTTCTTCCAGCATTTCGCGAGCTTGTGCGTATCGGGAAGCCTGTCGAGACAGATGAGGAGAAATATATCGTTTTGCAATTAGTAGCGGGATGGCTCTCGGTTTTCGAGCCGCCTGCCCGCAATATTTGGGATATATGTGTCTTTAATAATCGAAGACCAGCGAAGAATCTGTCGGTCAATGTGCTACAGATGCCTACGAAGGGACCCGCTATTATGCATGTGAATAATGACAAGAATAGTTCTCTTGAATTCCGTTCGGGAAATCTCGGAAAGGATTCTTTTCCTCTTAGCGCAGAAACAACGAAAATATTGGCTCAATCCCTCGACATTTTCCCACGAATTTTCATTCTTTCGGATCAGGAAGAGCAGCCTTCTTATTACAATGACTTATATTTCAGTGCTTTGAGTACACAAGGTAAGCGTATTGGCAAGGCCCTAATAAGAGTTATTTACACGACGTGGTGGTACAGTCATGACCCTCATCGTCCCCGTTCTGGTCAAAATCCGACGCCTCAGGAGCTTGAATTAGCTCGTAGAATGCGACACTCGTGGAAGATTAGTCGTAGCGATTATCTCAAGATTACGGGCGTGTCTATTGATGATTCTTCTGGAAAAGAACCACCTAAGGAAGAAAGAAAGAAAGAAACAAAATCTGAACCAGAATGCCCGAACGAATTCGAATATTCCAAGTCTCGTCAAGCCATTGTACAGAAAAAATATTACAACAAACATAGGGACAAGGAACAGGAGAGGAGTGCCATCAATTATCAAAAGAACAAGGATGATACAGCTCGGAAGGTGTTGATAAAACAGCTCAATTTGAATGTTCGAAAAGCGAAGCAAGAGACGATAGATCGGTATAATCTCCGATGCGTCGGTGGGAAATGGGAGTGATGCGTTTTTACACTCAAAACAATTTAAAAATAATACATTAAAATAAATGAATCTTGTTAATCGCGAGATGAGAGAAAAATGCTGGCGATTAGATTGTTTGTTCAACGATGAAGCTTCTGGTAGCTATATAGTCCGTAATTATATAACTTTTTTTGAAGATAACTTATACCTACACTGGCGGGCTGGTTCTTTCTCTAATCCGTTTCGATTAAATCGCATCAGATGTCAAAAGCCTATTTGCAGGGCGCTTCTTAGTTCGTTGCATATTTATGAGATGGCTTCTCTGTCTTCAGACAGGAACTCGAAGTTTTCGCTAAAATTCAATTTATTCAATTTTAGAGTAGGTGAATGCCCTTTGAGTTCGCGAGAAATCGTTATAGATATTGATGATGATTTCGATTATACATTGGACATATTGAGTGCAGAGATGTCGTCACTTATCGATACTTATCGAGCAATTTCGTTTTTAGATAAGACTTTGCCAGCAGATAGGAGTAATACGATTTTTCAGATACGAAGAGCTTCTAATTCTAATTCTACAGCTGGAGCATCTCCATCAGAACCAGTCTCGTCGGTTGATACAGAGTCATGAATAACACGTATGTGTCTATTCAGACTTCTACATTTCATTTTCATATCACAATGTGGACAAGTGACACTAAAATGGGTAAGTTGGCGCTTGTATTCCGAATATCCTTCTATCCTTTCGTATGAAGATTTTTCATGTTCGAACCTCCAGGGTTTGTAACTGTTTCCCTCGGGTTTGATGATTTCGTACCAGTGACGTTCTCGCATTTTTAATTGTTCGACATCATTACATGCGTATCTCTCCAGGAGAATACAAATAATTTTAGATATATCGCCATCCATCTCCTTAATAATACGGTATATCAAACGAGTAGGCGAACATGTTCGAAATTCGTATCTGTGTTTATTCATTCTATGGGACAGGGATGTCGTACAAGATCCAACGTAAAGCACTCGAGAAGTATCATCAATATGGCATAGCTTATAAATCTTACCATTGCTATAATTTTTAGGCATCCTTTTTAATCCTTTTTAATCTAAAGTGTTCTTTTATTTTTTTTTCTAAATGAACGCACTTGTTACAGTTGGGTTTATCAGATAGATATTTGAATTCGTCGTGTATTTCTTTTATCCATTATAAGGATTGAAATTTAGATACGTTTTGGTGTTGTATTGTGGAAAGGATTCAACACGTATAAGTTCTTTTCCTTTTTCCATTTTACGTATATCTTCGATGATTTGATTAGGACTTGTGTAGTTATTTGCATCGAGTATCACAAGTTCATCAGAGAAGGTGACATAAATATCCCACATTTTTGTTCTTTGAACTAAATAGATAGAAAAAAGTGGAGAGAATGAGCAGCGTAGGCATGGCGGCGGTGGGTCACGGTGGTTGAACCCTTGTGGTTCACCTTTTTGCGATATGGTCACGGTGGTTGAACCACAAGTTGAACCACACCTGAACCCCATTTTTTTGATTATTTTTGATGGATAAACAGGAGGGGAGATACTTATATATATTTTTTTTTAGTACAAAAAAAGTATAATGTGGTTCAGGCAAAGTAAGCAATACCCTATAGGGGGGTAGGTATAGGCGGGGACAAGGTCGGCGAGGGTGAACCACAAAGCCAAGACTGGTCAGTCATAAAAATTAATTGAAAAAGAAAAAAGACACACCAGACTCAGTCGTAAAAAAATGTGGTTCATGTGGTTCAGGTAGGGTTCACCCTCAGGGTTCAGCCACCGCGACCACATGGTTACGGTAGCCTGAACCCCAAAATTTTATTATAAAATGAATTTTTAAGAATAAAACATAGACGGTAACAGGACATGATTTCATTGTAAATTCAAAGTAATTTCCGCCAATGACTGAGAATTTTTTTTGGTAGTTTCGTGATAATTTCATGACGGCTACAGGACAGGTTTTATTGTAATTATAAAGTAGTTTCAGCCCCTCCTCACTGTGACTACGTGAAATTATACTGAATTTTTTTGATAGTTCTATTACTGATTTCTGGACTGCTACAGGACAGTTTTATTGTAATTATAAAGTGGGAGCCGCCCTTCATCACTGTGACTACGCGAAATTATAATGAATTTTATTGATATTTCTATGACTGACTTTTGGACACACCATGATCAATATTATTTTTATTTAGTTTTGAAAAACTCTAAGACTGGTTTAGGACAGGAAATATTAGCATTTATAAAGATATGGACTGCTCAGGCAAGGATATCAATAAGTAAAAATTATACTTTTAAGGTCATTTTAAAGATATTAATATCTTTAAAATGACCTTAAAAGTATAATTTTTACTTATTGATATCCTTGCCTGAGCAGTCCATATCTTTATAAATGCTAATATTTCCTGTCCTAAACCAGTCTTAGAGTTTTTCAAAACTAAATAAAAATAATATTGATCATGGTGTGTCCAAAAGTCAGTCATAGAAATATCAATAAAATTCATTATAATTTCGCGTAGTCACAGTGATGAAGGGCGGCTCCCACTTTATAATTACAATAAAACTGTCCTGTAGCAGTCCAGAAATCAGTAATAGAACTATCAAAAAAATTCAGTATAATTTCACGTAGTCACAGTGAGGAGGGGCTGAAACTACTTTATAATTACAATAAAACCTGTCCTGTAGCCGTCATGAAATTATCACGAAACTACCAAAAAAAATTCTCAGTCATTGGCGGAAATTACTTTGAATTTACAATGAAATCATGTCCTGTTACCGTCTATGTTTTATTCTTAAAAATTCATTTTATAATAAAATTTTGGGGTTCAGGCTACCGTAACCATGTGGTCGCGGTGGCTGAACCCTGAGGGTGAACCCTACCTGAACCACATGAACCACATTTTTTTACGACTGAGTCTGGTGTGTCTTTTTTCTTTTTCAATTAATTTTTATGACTGACCAGTCTTGGCTTTGTGGTTCACCCTCGCCGACCTTGTCCCCGCCTATACCTACCCCCCTATAGGGTATTGCTTACTTTGCCTGAACCACATTATACTTTTTTTGTACTAAAAAAAAATATATATAAGTATCTCCCCTCCTGTTTATCCATCAAAAATAATCAAAAAAATGGGGTTCAGGTGTGGTTCAACTTGTGGTTCAACCACCGTGACCATATCGCAAAAAGGTGAACCACAAGGGTTCAACCACCGTGACCCACCGCCGCCATGCCTACGCTGCTCATTCTCTCCACTTTTTTCTATCTATTTAGTTCAAAGAACAAAAATGTGGGATATTTATGTCACCTTCTCTGATGAACTTGTGATACTCGATGCAAATAACTACACAAGTCCTAATCAAATCATCGAAGATATACGTAAAATGGAAAAAGGAAAAGAACTTATACGTGTTGAATCCTTTCCACAATACAACACCAAAACGTATCTAAATTTCAATCCTTATAATGGATAAAAGAAATACACGACGAATTCAAATATCTATCTGATAAACCCAACTGTAACAAGTGCGTTCATTTAGAAAAAAAAATAAAAGAACACTTTAGATTAAAAAGGATTAAAAAGGATGCCTAAAAATTATAGCAATGGTAAGATTTATAAGCTATGCCATATTGATGATACTTCTCGAGTGCTTTACGTTGGATCTTGTACGACATCCCTGTCCCATAGAATGAATAAACACAGATACGAATTTCGAACATGTTCGCCTACTCGTTTGATATACCGTATTATTAAGGAGATGGATGGCGATATATCTAAAATTATTTGTATTCTCCTGGAGAGATACGCATGTAATGATGTCGAACAATTAAAAATGCGAGAACGTCACTGGTACGAAATCATCAAACCCGAGGGAAACAGTTACAAACCCTGGAGGTTCGAACATGAAAAATCTTCATACGAAAGGATAGAAGGATATTCGGAATACAAGCGCCAACTTACCCATTTTAGTGTCACTTGTCCACATTGTGATATGAAAATGAAATGTAGAAGTCTGAATAGACACATACGTGTTATTCATGACTCTGTATCAACCGACGAGACTGGTTCTGATGGAGATGCTCCAGCTGTAGAATTAGAATTAGAAGCTCTTCGTATCTGAAAAATCGTATTACTCCTATCTGCTGGCAAAGTCTTATCTAAAAACGAAATTGCTCGATAAGTATCGATAAGTGACGACATCTCTGCACTCAATATGTCCAATGTATAATCGAAATCATCATCAATATCTATAACGATTTCTCGCGAACTCAAAGGGCATTCACCTACTCTAAAATTGAATAAATTGAATTTTAGCGAAAACTTCGAGTTCCTGTCTGAAGACAGAGAAGCCATCTCATAAATATGCAACGAACTAAGAAGCGCCCTGCAAATAGGCTTTTGACATCTGATGCGATTTAATCGAAACGGATTAGAGAAAGAACCAGCCCGCCAGTGTAGGTATAAGTTATCTTCAAAAAAAGTTATATAATTACGGACTATATAGCTACCAGAAGCTTCATCGTTGAACAAACAATCTAATCGCCAGCATTTTTCTCTCATCTCGCGATTAACAAGATTCATTTATTTTAATGTATTATTTTTAAATTGTTTTGAGTGTAAAAACGCATCACTCCCATTTCCCACCGACGCATCGGAGATTATACCGATCTATCGTCTCTTGCTTCGCTTTTCGAACATTCAAATTGAGCTGTTTTATCAACACCTTCCGAGCTGTATCATCCTTGTTCTTTTGATAATTGATGGCACTCCTCTCCTGTTCCTTGTCCCTATGTTTGTTGTAATATTTTTTCTGTACAATGGCTTGACGAGACTTGGAATATTCGAATTCGTTCGGGCATTCTGGTTCAGATTTTGTTTCTTTCTTTCTTTCTTCCTTAGGTGGTTCTTTTCCAGAAGAATCATCAATAGACACGCCCGTAATCTTGAGATAATCGCTACGACTAATCTTCCACGAGTGTCGCATTCTACGAGCTAATTCAAGCTCCTGAGGCGTCGGATTTTGACCAGAACGGGGACGATGAGGGTCATGACTGTACCACCACGTCGTGTAAATAACTCTTATTAGGGCCTTGCCAATACGCTTACCTTGTGTACTCAAAGCACTGAAATATAAGTCATTGTAATAAGAAGGCTGCTCTTCCTGATCCGAAAGAATGAAAATTCGTGGGAAAATGTCGAGGGATTGAGCCAATATTTTCGTTGTTTCTGCGCTAAGAGGAAAAGAATCCTTTCCGAGATTTCCCGAACGGAATTCAAGAGAACTATTCTTGTCATTATTCACATGCATAATAGCGGGTCCCTTCGTAGGCATCTGTAGCACATTGACCGACAGATTCTTCGCTGGTCTTCGATTATTAAAGACACATATATCCCAAATATTGCGGGCAGGCGGCTCGAAAACCGAGAGCCATCCCGCTACTAATTGCAAAACGATATATTTCTCCTCATCTGTCTCGACAGGCTTCCCGATACGCACAAGCTCGCGAAATGCTGGAAGAAGGTCTTTCCGAACATGGGCTTGAACGATTGGAAGATCCAACCAATTATCGGCCTGTTTAGGGGTCATTTTTTGCGTAAGAGCATCTTTCTGATTAACCTTTGTTCGTTCTGTTGACTCTCGGGAAAACAGTTCGAAGGCCTGAGTATAGCCCATCCACCTGGAGACGACAGCAGCGCTCGTGAATAAATTTGCTTTTGATGTGGGTTTCAACTCAGTTTCTTTCAGCTTTTTGAAAAGAAGATCTCGTTGACTCTGTAGCCACTTGAGAGTAGGAGTCGTCGACTTTGGTATATTAAATCTACGAAAAAAACCGATCACGTCTGTATAGCGTTTTCTTAGAGTGTTTTCGGAGACTTTTGGAGATTTCGGAGCATTGTCTTTGATAATATCGATGAGCGACTGCTCATATTCCGTGTATTTACCACCTGCTACCATGTCCTTTATACTCTAACTTTGTAAATATCTGCGTTTGTGAATCTTAACAAAAACATATAGTTTAATTAGAAAAATGGATACTACCGAAGTAACAGAACCAAAGCACAAATGCACACCTGCACAGCTACAGTCGTTTAAAAAATACAACGATAAAAGGTGTAAGGACCCCGTTTATCAAGAGTATATGAGAGAAGTAGTGAGGAAATACCGAGAGCGTCACCGTGAGGCATACAATGAACGCACACGTCAGCGCTACCAATCGAAAAAACTGGCGCGTTCAAATCTCAACACAGAAAACACGCTATGCTATTATAAAACAGAAAAACATGACATCTGAAAATACAGACTTGGAAATGATCCTTAAATACGATTTCGTTGGTTCGGGTTCGGATTCTGAATCGCCAGTGACAACAATTACAAAAACCGTGGATGTGGGGTCTGGAATTACATTAAAATACAAGGCTGTTAAAGGACTGATTAAGAAGAATAACACGATTATTAACTGCCCGGTAATAAAAAATAAACATACCCTAAGTTCCGACAATGTCAATAACTTGATCAAAAAAATCGAGAGGGATAGTGTTACAATTTCTGAAGTTATTGATGAAACAAAATTAGTTGCTTGGTATGGTGACGTAGATCTCAAGTATCCTACGAAGCCTTCTCAGGATGTTATCGACGATAAACTCAAAGACATTCTTGATGATCTACATGTGATGTTCGGTGACTTTTTCGAATTAGATGAAAAGTTTGATCTTGAGAGTATTTATAATAGAGAATGCCCCTACTGTATATCGACACGTCATCGACAAATTGATGACTATTATAAAGTATCATTCCGTGTAACTACACGCATAGGAATTTATCAAGGTGACATCAAGGAATTCATTTTATCTCATAAAGATCTAAAAGTTGATTGGGACCTAAAACCTTATAACAAATCTCAACAGCTTATCAATGCTCCCAAATGTTACAAATTCGACGTCGAAAATAAAGATGAGAGATTGATGCCCCTGACTTGTCAACCACTCCAAGAGTTTTTTATTCAATATCTCCAAGGCGAAGAACTTCTTATAATCAAAAATCCTGTCGATACTCCTAAAATAGAAGTTGTCGAATTCGAGAAATGCGCTGTGATTTTGACTGATCTCGATAAGATCCTGAACTGTCTCAAATCAGAAAGATGTGACGATTATAATGAATGGTACAAGGTTGGTCAAATTATTTGGAATGAATACGTTTTATCAGGCTATAAATCCTACGATACTTGGTCTAAAAAATCAAAAAAGTATAGCGAGAGTTATACGTATCGAAAATATTATTATCAAATGGGGGGAAACAAAGATCTAACGATTGGCACATTAATGTATTGGGCTAAGGAGGATAATCCTGAAATGTATGCAGAATTTCGTAAAAGTCTGTCTCCATGGAACGAGTACAAAATCGAAGATGACTCAGAAGAAGAGAAGCTTGTATCAGAAAAGCGACAGAAGAAGATCGATGAATTGGTTGAAAACGCTGTGAAATCTGCATCTGATTGGGATATTGCTAAGGCAGCGTTGGAGATTCTAAAAGGTAAATTTGTATGTGTGAGCGAAGATCATAATAAATTTTTCACATGTTGGGAGACTAACGGAAGTTGGGTCGAGAATGGCGCATCTATTCTTAGAAAGGCATTCTCGGAGAATATTCATCGTATTTTTATACAAAAATCAATCGATTATTTGCAGTTGGCCAAAGATGCAACAGAGGAGGATGAAAAAAGATTGAGAGAATTATCAAAAAAGGCGGCTGTAGTTGCTGGTAAACTTCATTCTGAGAAAGCGAAAGATCAATTTATGAAATCATTCAGGACTATGACACTCGATGAAAAATTCAGATTAAAACTTGACGAAAAACCTGAACTATTTGCCTTCAACAATGGAGTCATGGATCTTGAGAAAAAAATTTTTAGGGATATTAAACCTGAAGATTTTATAAGTAAAAGCGCAGGATACGATTATGTATCTATAGTTGACCCACAAATTCGAGCAGAATTAGAAAAGTTTGAAAGTGAAATATTGGATATTTTCACCGAGGATGATGACGGTAATTTGGAAGTAGATGAGTCCAAAAAAATGTTTATGAGAAATTCGATAGCAAGTCATCTATATGGATGCAACAAACAAGAGCAAGTAATTCTTATGATAGGTAGTGGTCGTAATGGTAAATGTGTTTTGATTGTTTTATTCACAGGCGCTTTCGGTGATTATTCTTATTGTCCTTCTTCTGGTATTATTCAAAAATCTTTAAACAATCCTTCTGCACCTAATCCTGAGGTTCGAAAGCTAAAAGGAATACGTGGTATGATTGTATCAGAACCGAGGGAAGATATTGGTATTGATATTTCGAAAATAAAAACAATTTCAGGAAATGATGAACTACAAGGGCGATTTCTCAATGAAAATCCTATAGAATTTACAGCTAATTTCGGTACTTTTATACAATTGAATGCATTGCCTCCTATGGACTCCATCGGAAAATCTGTTAAGGAACGATTTAATTTCGTATCATTTGATAGTACCTTCACACGTGATCCAAAATATATCAACGAAAAATTGATCGATGTCGGGCTAAAAAATCGATTTGATAAAGACATAAGATACTCTCAACAATACATGATCATGCTTATGGAGACGTTTTTTAAGAATGATATGGCACATGAAAATTTCACATTACATGCTCCAGATTGTGTCAAAGCTGACAGCGATGAAATATTCCAACAGATGGACCCTGTTGCTTCTTGGTTGAGTACTTTAAAAATTGAGAAGGATTCTGTCGTAAGCAAGAGCATCGCATTTGATGACTTTAATTTGTGGTATGATAATCAAAATGATAGTGGAAAAATGATGATTGATGAAAAAGCATTCGATAAATGTATGAATTCAAACAGTTTCAAAAATAAACAGCATAAATTTAGGGTGAAGGGTACGAAAGACATTAAGACACATAGAGGTTACAGGGGGATTATTATACCTTCAGATATTGATAGACAGGCTATGAATGAGAAAGATAATGAAAATAATCTATAAAATAAATGCCATTACGCACAGGAGTTGATGCTAAGGGACGATATTGGGTATGGGGAACGAGAGGAAAAAAATATTATGGTTCGACAGCTAAGAGTCGAGCAAGATCCCAGATGATGGCTGTAATTATTGCAAATGAGAAAAAGAAAAAGAATAGGTGATGAGTTTTTGCGCTCGAAACAGTGTGAAAAAAATATGATCTAAATTAAAGATGTGGAAAACGAGCTTATGGTTTTATGAACCTATTAAAGTGAATGGAATAAAAAAGAAAATTGATCTTGCTACATATTATCTCTATTTTAGTGATTATAAATCATTCGATCATTATCTCGTAGCTATCAAACTCTTGATCGATATTCCAAGACCCCCCAATGTAGTATATGAAATATCAAACACAAGGACTGCGGTATATAGTAGTATTTATAAAGTTGATGAGATGCCACCTCCATGGAATGATAATAATTATTGGAAAGAATGGAATAAGACATCGAGTGAAATAATTTCAGGGTGTAGTAATGTAGACGGTAATTGGGGTAAATTACGCAAGGATATTGATTATCAAGTAAAAAAAGAATACGATGTTGATTTTAAAAGAATTTCTGAGGAAATTGATAAATTCTTCCCCCATTTACTCCCATGTGGGTTTATACTTCATGGATGGTCTGGAACTAATATGAATAATGTAAAATTAAATTACACGGTGAATGGAACTGAAGAATATCGAGATCTTGTTATCAAAGAATGTAAGGAATACATGATGATGATGAATGAAGAACTCATGTCCAGATTCAGTGAAAAAATAAATAATAATAATTAAATGCCGAAATATACAGTGAAAAAAGCGCAGGAAGTTGGGGACCAGATAGGAGCTGATTGGTCGAAATATACAGCGAAGGACTTGCTACACGGGATGCAAGTCGAAGCAGAACATAAGGATGTTACTCATGGCGATCCTACCATGACAGCCAAAATAGCTAAGGCACACCTCCAGGAATCACCGCGTTATTATTTCTATCTTAAACAGGTCGAGAAGACGATGAAAAAAAAATTGGCGACAAGTGCATCAGCACCACGACCGGTCAATTCGTACATCACTTTTTGTAACGAGCATCGGCATCAATTTAAAGGATTTAGTTTCAAAGAACAATCGAAAGCTTTATCTGAACTCTATAAAGAATCTAAATCTAATTAAAACATGAAATCTTCACTTCGGCCAGAGAATGCGAGCAGCCAAGTAACCAGCCGTAAGCCTTCCATCCTTAGGGGAAAACTTAACGTGCGCATCCTTAGCGTGTCGACTCCAGTACAAAGACCGTTTATGTATAGCATAGTCTCGTCCACGTTCCCGAAGGAAAATATGGAAGTCACCGTGACTAATAGATCCAATGGCACGTATAAAAGTGTTATCGAGTCCCATGATGTCGAGCTTTTTGCCTTTATGGACGCTGGGTTTACACGTCACTCCGAGGCTCTTGCAGATGCTGAGAATATTCTGGTTGATCTGGTAGGAGTTCGTCATTAATAGTAGCGTGGATATACGAATAACGGAGAAAATCGATTATGGTTTCGATTTTTTTTTCAAAACGATCTATGTAGCTGGAATTTGATACTTTCTCTATCTGAAGAGACATCAAGTATCTCGGCATATCAAGAATCTCACGATTCTGATCATCGGTCACAGTGATGCGAAAATTCTGTAAATATTTTTCTGATAATGTTATCGAAACAGCTGTGTCCTGAGGAGTGAAATAATTGTAATCAAACGGTAATATTTGAAGGGGAATTGATACAAGAATCTTCGAAGAGCGGAAATATCCGCTCGTATTGTCAATAGACGATGAGCCATGAGTGTCTACATCCATGATGCTTATATAAAGCAATTTCTGAGGACTGATTTCGATAGGGACCGTCGATGTGACTGAGTTGGTATATTGTATATAATCCGTCTCGAGAAATCCGAGTATTTGCCAGGATTTATTAATGAAACTGACGGAATATTTATAATCACCACTAAATTCGATTTTAAATTTATTCAAATCCTCAACGAAAACACATGAGATAGATGGACTTGTTGTGTCGTTGATATATTGAGCTATCCATGATAGTTGTCTGTTTCCTATTGGAATGGTGATGTCTTCATTCAATTCAGTATATTCGTTTGTGAAACGTATCTTATTATTCTGATCATTAACGCAATTCCAGCTATAATAGAAATGCATTGATTTCAAAGACATCTTCAACGATTGGTCTTTATCACATGTGACCGAATTTGTAGGTAACACCACTAATACGTCGCCATTCCCATTATTCTGAGGACATCGCGAGCTATCAATAAAAATGGTCTGAGAGTCTGACATCTTTAACTATTGTACTCATAAATACACAACACACACGACCAGTTCAATCCATAAGGAGGGTTGTTCATATTTTCCATGATGTCACCTGTGATTGTATCTCGGAATGTTATGGTTAATTGACTAAGCATCAAGCTTGAAACGTCGGCTATTTCTGCCCCGAACCTGCTTGAAAAAGCGTTGAAATCCGTACCATGAATAACGCCAAGCGTTGTCGATGTACCTCCAGTTTTCGAAGAAAAAATGTTCTTCGATATACGATCGATGTCCATGGTGTAGATCATATCTTTGACAACACTATCAACCTCCAATAGATGGTAGGCTTCCAAATTTATAAACCACTTACTATCACCAGTTGATGGTGTTGGCATGCGAAAATTGACATTAAATGTGGCTTGGCTCGGTGTCCCGTAAGCCCTATCTGTCGAATGTAACACCAGCTTATACAGAAGAGGGGGTGACGACTTCTCTGCATACAACGGCTTCGTCGTCTGGGGTGTGGGAAATGACTGATTCATTTGCTCTGAGTTCATCATCTTCCTTTTGTTTCAATGATATATATTCATCGTACAATTTTGTACCAGGACGAACAATATCAATTTTACCATCGATTACCGAATCTCCTTCGTAGGTAGTAGTCTTCATCGTTTCTATAGCTTTTATGAGGATTTCATCAACCTCAGCGGGATTTTTACGATATTCCTCGAGTAGATTATCTATACTTAGATCTGGTGCTAATGGATTGATTTTCTTTATTTCTGATTTCCAAAATTCTATGACCTCATCGGTAATTTCTTCTTTAGTTATCGGGGACGAAGTCAGATTTTGACTCATGCGTCTTTTCTTTAGGCTTAGATTTTTCTTCACTGTTTTTAGTCACAGAATCAACGACGATCAACTCATTCCAATTCTTTCGGAATCGATACTTTTCTTGCTTGGGCTGGAGGTCTACAAGCAAGAAATCGTGACGAGTTTTACAGGCTAAATCGAGAGCTTCAAGGAAAGTATTTTTATCAACTTCCGTCGCCAGCTCCTGACTGATTTGAAGTTTCTTCCCTTGATCTGCAGGCTTGTAGATCATTGCTAAGCTAAGCATCTGTCTCAGAGTCTTCGGCAGGCAGCCGTGACCACTATAGTTTTGAACCGATAAAAAAATAGAGTAACCATATGAAATATGCCTATGTTTCGTCACATTTTGTAAAAAAACGTTACGACAACTGGGTGTAAATAATTGGCTTGATTGGACGTCGTCCAACCACACATGTAGTCTCGGGGCGTGTCCGTAAGGATGAGTCGGTTTTTCATCGATAACAGAATATGTATGCGCTGCCATTAAAATTTGTTCATCCCATTTTTCTATAGGGACCCCAGTCCTTATATAGCGTTGAATTAATTCATAAATACGGAGTTTTTCCTTATACTCGTCCCATTTCTCTCCTTCTTCACGTATTTTATCGAGAATTAACGAATAGCTTTCGTATGTTGGTTCTTCATAAATATCTTCTGGAGCTGCAACTTTTTCAAATAGCTTTTTGTTGATATGAGACCCAGCCGTTGGAGAAATGACAAAAGTACGATCATTATAACACTGACCGTCGACTGCTTTTTTTAGGTCGAGCAGCTTACTACGTATGGCCATCGTTTTGCCTGACTTCATCACTCCTATAGCGATGCATACACAATGTAGTCCTATTTCAGTCTCTGGAGTTTTGAATTGATCTTTTGGAATTTCATCAAGTCTCGTTTGGTATAACGGCAATTTCTCGATGTGCATTATAACAATATACTCTTTATATGGTCATTTATTCTCTCCTTGTATTCGGGAACAAGTCGCCGTATATTGTATCATCTCTAACTTGGTTTAATCGTAGCCTTGCGAGAAGTAAAGCGTCAGATTTTTGAGAATTTACAGGTTTTGATGACATATTTTGCTGTGCTGAAAAAAGAAGAACTTCCCTCGCTACGTGCTTCTTCACCTTATCTCGGACGTATTGTTTTAGCTCTGGATCGAGAACAAATTTCTCTTTTATTGAAGGAGCTACTACAGGGGGCGGAGTTGGGACCTGAATTGGGGCCTGAATTGGGACCTGAATCGGGACGGGTTCGTTAAGATTGATAGGTGCTGCTACTGGTGCTTTTGCTCTCGACTTTCTGGTCTTTGGCGCTGGCTTGGGTGGTGGTACTTCTTCTTCTTCTTCAGATTCAAAATCTGAATCAGCGGTTTGTAATGCCTGTAGCACTTCGGTACTTAGCTTTTTTTCTGGCATCCCTGCATCTTTTAGCGCTTTAGCTCGCTTCGAAGCAATAGCAACACGGGCCGCTTGCTTAGCTTGTTCAAGAGCTTCCGAGTCGTTCATTTTAATTTAATGTTACACTATAATCAGCACGGGAACACGCTATAGGGAATTGGTGGAGTATGTAATATTAAGTTGTCGCTTACCTTAGGAAGTGCCGTATTCAGTCCCGTAAAACTCACAGGATTGCACTCCATCCCGCCTTTATATTCTGGGAGTCCTTTGGTAAGTCCAACATACTGCATGCCTGGGACTACGTTTATTTCATTATACATGGGGGAAAGCATGATTTCATTGACTGTATTTTTATTCACAAATCCATCCTTGGAATATACGTCGTTTGGTAAGTTCTGAGCGTCAACACCTGGATAGAAAACGTTTGTTAGACGAGTTTGATTAAAGCCGTCCATCGTTTTACATGTTGCGCAGAAATGATTATAATTGAGTATTTTCACATACCCATCCTTTTCATTTAATGACTGCTCAGGCATGGATATCAATAAGTTTAATTTCTACTTTACGGTTTCCGTATATAAATAGCCTGTCCTGTTTCAGTCTTGGTTTTTTCAAACTATGACCTCGACCTGGCGTCCCACCATGACCTTTAGCACTGGGGACATTTCGGCATAAATAACACGCACGGGCTGCGAATCGGGTTTATTGATACCAGTACTGGAATGGTAGAAAATGGCTGTGGTCCCCAAAAGGTTGAGTCCGGACCTAAGCCTTATGACCTTCTCCGCTCCAGGGAAATTGAACGACATTCTCCAGAAGGCCCCATTTGCGTAAAGATGTTGATCCATCGAATTAATCCATGGCGCGCAACCATTACGACCATCAATATCTTTTAGACTATTATTTGTAATTTCCCACTGATCAACAGGACTGGCAGGCCACACAGGATACAAAATATTTTGTATTCCATACTGTGACGAAATGAGAGTATTTTTAACTTCACCATCTTCACCCGTTACACCTTCTTTGTAAATACCAATTGTGGGCCTAAAATAATTATTTTTTGCAAGTTGCATGTTATCGGAAGATGAACACTTGAAGGATTTAGTAGAATCGATAGATTCAGGCCCGTAGAAAACAGTCGTGAGAGCATCGAGTGAACTCGTCGCGATCCCCGCCGTTAGAGTATTGGTGATGTCACCCTTACCACTTGAGAAACTACGAACCCGTTTATACAGAAAATCGATGGTCCCTCCCGACTCCAACTGAGTTCGTACTTTTTGTTGATATACGCCTCCATCATTCAGTGCAAGGCTTTGAATAATACAGTACAGCCCAGTGTATTCGGCAGAGAACTTAGTGATGTCATCGCTGATGAACGAACGAGACATATCATCGAAGCGCAAGAAGACGCGTATCGGGCAAACGGTGCAATCGAATAATCGTTGCGCCACCGTGCCTATAAAGGTCCCATTGAAATTATTTAGGATGAATTCGTCGCCATTGTTAAGCCACGGGGCAGCTGATGTAGGGGCTGCAGGGACGTTAGTAGCAGTAATAGCCGCAGCAACTCCAGCTACGGGAGCTGCAAAAGTTTGGGATACACCATGAACATTCTTCTTGTAATCCTCCCAGCTATATTGATTTTCGGTGATCTTTTTATAAGGCTCTTCTTTTTTGGTATTGGCCTCCATAATATCGACCCACCTATTCCATCCTGATTGAAGAGAATCAAGGACAGTTGAAGAGCTTTCACATGTTATTGCTGTGAACGGGCTGTAGCTCCCCTTGTTAAGAATGCACATTGTTCCTTGATTTGCTGTCAATTGCTTAGTAGTCACCTTGTAACGAAGTGAAAGGCTGTCCAAATTTACGAGTGCCGACGGAAGCAAAAAACTCACGATGTCGTTCGGGTGAGCCGAATCGCTCGATTCCAGGCGCAGGCGATACGTCTGGACCGAAACACTTAACTGGTGGTAAAAACTGATCAAATTACTCGGGAGACTTGGGTGTACGAACGAACTCATATGCTCGATAGGGTTTATACTTGATTACCAGAATAAATTTACGGACACTACTTTTATAATTCCATTATTTGGTTTCGGACAATACCGTGAAGACTTCGGTAATCAGTATTTAATGCACTATCTTGAACCCCGTACTCTCGAGCCTGTTGACGCAAACCATTTAATATACTGTTATATTCCGCAGAGCCTTCATCTATTCCACTAAGACGTGGTGGAAAATCTCCCACAAATCTTCTAAAATTTTCTTGTCTTCTCATACCGTCTTCTGTTAATTGTTGAGGCATAGGAGCGGATCGTCGTTGAAGAGGAGCAGATGGGCCAGCCGCAGGGGATCGTCTTGAAGGTGAGGATCTTGGAGGTGCTGGCGGTCTTGGCGGTCTTTGAGAAGATGACGGTATGGGAGTCGCTGTAACTGTAGGGGCTGATGCTGCTGCTGCCGATGCTGCAGCTCGTTGGGCTTCTGCAGCCCGAGCCGCTTCGGCATCCACATCGGTAAGTTGTAGAGGAGGCGCAGGACTTCCCGAAGCAGCTGGGGGACTACTTCCCGAACCACTTCCCGCAGCAGGCCGAGGACTTCCATAAGCCCTAAAAGGTCTACGAATAGTTTTCATAATTCTCCCTACGGGTCCAAGTTGTGGTGCTGCCTGTTGTGATGCTGCCTGTTGTGGTGCTGCAGGTTGTTCAGAAGGAGTCGATCGAACTGCCCGTATCGGAGCTTGAGCAGGAGAAGAAGCAGCCGCAAAATCAGCAGCCTTCTGCCTTTGTTCTGCAGCATAAGCCGAAGCTTCGCGATTCACCGCTCTTCTCGCATGTGTGCTTAAAATATCCTGGTGTAGTCCGCTACGCATTTGTGCGTCTACAACATCGGCGCTTAATCCAGGCATCATCAAGGAAGGGAATGGAGCGGGGGGAGTACTAATAACTATCGACGTAGGTGCTGCGGGACCTCGTAATGCTGGGCCTCTGCTGGCCGTTTTTTTCCGAGTGCCTTTTTTTGACAGATCGATGATGACTGCTTGGTTAGCTGTCTTAGCACGTTGATTAATCAAATTCTTTCCTTTGGAAGTCACCTTGACCTTTTCGTTTTTCTTTTTCTTAACTTGTTTCTTGGGATCAGGCTTCTTGACAGGAGCTGATTTCTTTACAACGAGTGTTTTCGGAGGCATCCTTTAGTATTGGTATTGAAATATCTTTTTTAATAGAATTTCTATTCTCCCAATAAGCGGAATTACTTGTATTATCTGTAGGACGCCAATCATTTATATAGAATTTTTCCACTGCTTTTGTATAATTTTCCATTTATTATAAAATCAGATTATTCCCAAGTTAGACCCATCGCAGATAACGTCGAATTGCTTTCGAGAAGCTTTATTTTTGTATTGAGATTACTGCTGTTATTCGAGAACATAGCGTTTCCATACACGAAGACATTGCTCTGAACATCTATCACCCCCGCATGTTGCAAAGGGATATTAGTCCAATTTGTGCCACCATTTACAGTGACGAGAGCATTGATGTTATTGCTATTCTCGTAAAGATTACAGGGGGAATATGCGATACCCGACAAGTATACTCGCGAAATATTACATGGGGTATAAAAATTACTCAACATAGTCACGTTGGTATAATCATTTGATGCAAGGGTTGAAGTTGTATTATAATAAAGAACAGTGTTGGGACCTACGTTATTAAATGTGATTTGAGCGCCTGTATAATTGCTTGTTTGATAGATGGCTATTGTGTCAACCCCTGGATTTGCTTCAATACGTATACAACCAGCTCGAGAAGCACCGTTGAAAGTTGCATTTCCAGAACCAACCATAGTCGAAGCACCAACCCAATATTTCAGGCCATCATTTGGAACGACATAATTTATATTACTGAAAATCCCTACAGTATTACATGCAGTGGTCGCCATACATGTGAAACTGTTTGAACTGCTGTTATTTTGTCGGACGATTCCGCAGAATATACCACCTGAACCAATTGATACAGTTTTGAAAGTAGCTTGTGTTATTGTACATGGTCCCGTAACGAAAGATAATCGATCTATCCAAAAATTAGTGAAACTGACACCGAATCCACTATCGAGAGTCGTGTAATTTGAATAAGTAAAATTACTTGCTGTTCCAGAAGTATTATTCGATTGAACACCTATGAATTTTCGTAAACTATTACTATCCACAAACATTGACGTGCTTGGGACAAAATTAGAAGATACAAAGTTACTTGTCAAACTACTAAATTTATCGATTATAGTATTTGGATAACACGTGAAAGAATTCAATGAAATCAATGGATTATAATATCTTTGAGTCAATAAATTTTGCATCAAAAAATAATACGAGTTCATGTCTGATTCAGGATACATTTTGTTACTCATCGTCGTTGATAAATTTGATCCATACGTTCCAGCTACAGCCACGGGGTCGGCTGCATTGGATGCCCACAAAGCCGCTTGTCCACAATTCGATGAATAGACTGACATATTAGAAGCTGCAAATGATGCATTTGATGCATAAATCGAAAAATTACAAGCTGCAAATGATGTGTTGGATGCGTACCCAGCTACTGCATTTGCGTTAGTCGGATCTGCGTTATTACTCGCATATATTCCCATACTGAGAGCAGAAAAAGCCGCATTGCTTGACGCGAATGATACATTGCTGCCATAGACTCCAGCATTCGATCCATATCCTCCTACATTGGAACTATATAAGCAAACATTGCAAGCATACGCCGATGTTCCTAATGCAAAAATATAATTATTACATGAGAAAACAGAGGTGTTCGATCCGTATGTTGATGCATTTGATCCATAAAAAGCAGCATTAGAAGCAACAATACAGGCATTCGATCCCCAGTAAGACGTGTTCGAACTCCACATACAGGTATTGGAATTAAACGTAACTTTTGGTATCAAATTAGAAGCTATTATAGCAGCATTGCAACCAGCTACGGCGGTGTTCGATCCCCAATTAGCAGCATTTGATCCCCAATTAGCAGCATTTGATCCCCAATTAGCAGCATTTGATCCCCAATTAGCAGCATTTGATCCAAAGACCGATTTGTTGCTTGCTGCAACGGAGGTATTCGATCCCCAAACTGATGCATTTGATCCGAATATTGCAGCAGCACCAGCCCCAGCGTTATTGGACCCCCAGGTCGCTGTATTCGATCCCCATATAACCATTGGTCCCAAATTTGACCCCCAAACGGCGGTATTGGACCCGAATATTGCAGCATTGAACGCTGTGACTGATGTATTTGATCCAAATATTGCTTCATCTGATAAATTGCTGGCAAAATTGGCAACATTAGATCCAAATATTGCAGCATTGCACGCCGCAACCGATGTATTTGATCCGAAGGCTGTAGCATTAATCGCACTGATAGCAGTTGCATTAATTGCATCAATTTCAGAGGATTGCAGATGACCATTGATAGTCACTGTGTTACTGCCAACTTCCAGCATAGAGTTAGAAGTTGTCCCCATACGGATAGTCTGATTTGAATTTTGAGTGTATAACAGGACATCACCAAACTTAGAATAAGTAAAAAAATGCCCAGTCCCTTGGGCTATCTGAAATGCAACGTTTGACATACTTCTTTCTTTCAACTGTCATATTTCTCAGAAAAGCACAGTTCTTGTCACAGCCGCCGTCGCCGATACATTCCATGGTATAGTACTTTTATTTGTCCAATCCGAGCTATGTGTCGAATCAGCATCAGGAGGACCCGCAGGGTCCCACCCAAGGTTATATTGAAGCTGAATTTGACCATTCAGAGGCACGTCGATAGTTCTAACATCGTTTGTCTGAGATGCTGTATCCCAAACACGGAACAGACTTCTTGTGAATAAAGTACCTGTGTAAGTTCCTCCACATCTTGCTCTCATCTGCCAAGAAGGTTCAGCGGAAGTTGTACCAGAAGAAGCCCCGTGATAATATACATAGAAAGTTCCACTATGACCAGTATTAGTCAGTTGATAAGTACCAGCATAATTGACATTGATGGGAGACCCGAAGTCATACCATGTATTTGCCACATAGGTATATCCTGTACTTGACCAAGCTCCTCCAGCACTTCCCGACATATTGCTGCCTGTATAGGTGGGGGCGACATAAGTTGCAAAAGCTGAGGAATATCCTATGACCATAGATGGAGCTACACCGTATGCTATGCCAGCCGCTACCGTATTACTGAAAGCATAGAAACTATTACTTGTTGAATTTGCTTTGTTGCTGGCGGCCACGGAGGTGTTTGATCCATATAATGCTTGGGATGTCACCGTGGTAATATTATTATTAGCTGATACAACTGTATTTGATCCCCAGACTGATGCATTCGATCCCCAGACTGATGCATTCGATCCCCAGACTGATGCATTCGATCCCCAGACTGCGGCATTTGATCCATAGGATGCTTGGGCTGTTACCGTGGTAATGCTATTATTTGCAGAGACAACCGCATTCGATCCCCAGACTGCGGCATTTGATCCATAGGATGCTTGGGCTGTTACCGTGGTAATGCTATTATTTGCAGAGACAACAGCATTTGATCCCCAGACAGCAGCATTCGATCCCCAGACAGCAGCATTCGATCCCCAGACAGCAGCATTCGATCCATATAATGCTTGAGCTGTCACCGTGATAATGCTATTATTTGCAGAGACAACAGCATTTGATCCCCAGACAGCAGCATTCGATCCCCAGACAGCAGCATTCGATCCCCAGACAGCAGCATTCGATCCATATAATGCTTGGGCTGTCACCGTGGTGATGCTATTGCTGGCAGAGACAACAGCATTTGATCCCCAGACTGCGGCATTTGATCCCCAGACAGCAGCATTCGATCCCCAGACAGCAGCATTCGATCCATATAATGCTTGGGCTGTCACCGTGGTGATGCTATTGCTGGCAGAGACAACAGCATTTGATCCCCAGACAGCAGCATTCGATCCATATAATGCTTGGGCTGTCACCGTGGTGATGCTATTGCTGGCAGAGACAACAGCATTCGATCCATATAATGCTTGAGCTGTTACCGTGGTGATGCTATTGCTGGCAGAGACAACGGCATTCGATCCCCAGACAACGGCATTCGATCCCCAGACTGCGGAATTTGATCCATACAAAGCTTGAGCGCTTATCGAATTACTCCATGATGTAAGATTTGTAGCCGTCACATTTCCAGTGATAGTAACATTGTTTGAGAAAAATGCATCACCAGTTATGGAATTGCTCGGTGATGCAAGGATCAAATTACTCTTTCCTATCCATGACATTCCATAATCCTGCACTGCAAAAGAGCCAGGAGAATTCAGCAATTCATTTTGAAAATTCATAATAGTTCCATTGGTGAATCTGCGTCGCATGTAAATGCATTCATTCGAGAATGAGACGAGGTATAGATCATTCAGCCCATTTGTGTCAGCTTTGTAGCACATACCGCTGTAGTTCAAGTCTTGATACCATTTTGCAAAATTCATAGTAAATGCGGTAGGGCTATTCGGTTGAATTTTGATAAAGGCCATACCTGCATTGGACGCCCCAGAACTCGCAAATAAATTAGTCTGATCCTTGCTTGAAACACATAAATTTCCAGAGGGGTCGAGTCCTAAAAAAGTCATGGCGTTATTGCTCTTGGAAAACCCGACATTGTAATTGATATTACTGGAGACGGATAATGTTCCAGAGACGGTCAATGCATCACCAGAATTTATATTTGATCCACCAATAATAAGATTACTGAGGGTGAAAACATTGGAATTATTGTATCGAAAAATGGGATTGTTTGATAAAAAAAAACTTAGATTTGACCCATAGATCGATGTGTTCGATCCAAAAATTGCCTGGGAAAAAACAGAGTTGCTATCATTGAATACTTTGTTGGAGGCTGTGACTGCAAGATTTGATCCAAATATTGCATCAGGATTTAAAGGCAAATTGTAACTATAATTGCTAAGACTCACCACACTATTTGATGAAAAAATAGCAGCAGTAGATGACCCAATATTGTTTGATGTCCAAATTACTATAGGGAAAATTACATTACTATCTGAAAAAAATTTGTTGCTTGATGCAATAATAGAATTTGATCCCCAGACTGCTGTATTTGATCCGAAATTTGCAGCAGCTCCAGAGCCTGCGTTATTCGATCCCCAGACGGATAAATTTGATCCCCAGACTGCAGTATTAGATCCAAAAATAGCTTGAGGAAAAACAGCATTACTATCAGAAAAAGCTTTGTTGCTTGATGCAACTGATGTATTTGATCCCCAAACACTCAAATTGCTTGAAAAATTGATACTTGATACAGGCACAGAAGGGATCAGATTACTAACTGAGATGAGGGTGTTTGATCCCCAAACACTCAAATTGCTTGAAAAATTTATACTTGATACAGGCACAGAAGGGATCAGATTACTAACTGAGATGAGGGTGTTTGATCCCCAAACACTCAAATTGCTTGAAAAATTTATACTTGATACAGGCACAGAAGGGATCAGATTACTAACTGAGATGAGGGTGTTTGATCCCCAAACACTCAAATTGCTTGAAAAGTTTATACTTGATACAGGCACAGAAGGGATCAGATTACTAACTGAGATGAGGGTGTTTGATCCCCAAACACTCAAATTGCTTGAAAAGTTGATACTTGATACAGGCACAGAAGGGATCAAATTACTGACGGCAATAACGGTGTTCGATCCATATATTCCGAGCTGTTTGACCCAATCGAGACTATTTGATAAGCTTGATATACTATTTGATCCGAGTATTACGATAGGACTGAATAAATTTGAATATCCAATATACGCATTTGAACACCATATAACGCTATTACTGGCGAACAATCCACCCAAATTTAAATAGGTTTGATTGGACGTGTCTATCGCTTTGTTCCACACACGATTTACAGCGAAGGGGGTTGAAGACTTTATGATACTTGCACTGGTCACGTTGCTATCCAATTGTGATATACCTGAAGTGGTTAGTGTGGCATTAGGTAGATTGATCCAATGCTCAGAAAAAACATTACAAAAACTTGCATTGGATGAAGTTAAGTTATATCCAATGCTTGCATTACTACAGACCGAAATTGAATTTGAATCATTTACATAAATCGTAACGTCAGGTATTTCTTTACGATACCAAGACATACTTCTTTCATTTTGGTGGAGAAGATTGATGAATCACTTTAGTTTCAGGTGGTATCATTACATAGATCATTTCATCTACTTCACACTCTATATTCTTCCCATGAATTTTCACGTATGGTATTAGATAATTTGCCATTCTGACTTTGTGAATGACATGCCTTTGATTTTTGATGCATATAGGACATATAAAGACTGCTTCTGGGCAAGATTTTGTTAATACTATTGAGTTAGCTTCTATGATATAATTATCATCATTCAAAGCTAATAAATCTACAGGGTGGAGCAGCTGTAAATCACGGGGGAGATTCTCATAATCTGATCCTCTATAGAACATCTTTGAACTAAATAGATAGAAAAAAGTGGAGAGAATGAGCAGCGTAGGCATGGCGGCGGTGGATCACGGTGGTTGAACCCTTGTGGTTCACCTTTTTGCGATATGGTCACGGTGGTTGAACCACAAGTTGAACCACACCTGAACCCCATTTTTTTGATTATTTTTGATGGATAAACAGGAGGGGAGATAC